GACTTTCTACTCAATGCAGTAGATATTGTTCAAGATCCTTCAGCACCTAGTGCTTTCGTTAATGGAATAATGGAAGGTGTGGAGTGGGTATGGAACAACGGCATTATAGAAGCACAAACTATTGAAAGAATGGAGACAGAAATTAAAAAGGCTCCACGCGCTGACCTCTATGAGACTCAGGTTCGTGAGTTCAAGAATTTCCTCTCGTTGCTCAAAAATAAATTGTAAAAGGAGTCAATTATGACTGACGAAAATCAAATCGAAGATCAGGACATTGAACTCCATGACGATGACAACGAAGTCGTGGAAGCTCACGATCCTAAAAACGCTGAAGCAGCATCTGTAGCATCTGTTGATAAAGCAGGTGATGCAACCGGTACTGCACCAAAGCGTAAAGGCGATCAAACAAAGAAAGATCCAATGCCAAAGACTAAAGCTGGCATGATTAATGTTGCCTATACTAAAATGGCTGGCATGAAAAAAGAAGATCTTGCTAATGCCCTGAATAAACTCATGGCAGAATCAACTGATGAAGAATCAGATGAAGTAGTTGAAGTTGCAGAACTTAACTACGAAGCTGATTTCTCCGAAGACTTGAATGCAATTATGGCAAGTGAAGCCACATTGTCTGAAGAGTTTAAAGAGAAGACAGCAGTTATCTTCGAAGCAGCGATTAAATCAAAGCTTGCTGAAGAAATCAATCGCCTTGAAGAAAAGTACAACGAAGAACTCAATGCAGAAATTGAATCTACAAAGAGTGATCTCGTAGAGAAAGTTGACAGCTACCTAAACTACGTGGTTGAAAACTGGATGGAAGAAAATAAAGTTGCCATCCAATCTGGCCTTCGTACGGAAATCGCTGAAGAATTCATGAACAAATTGAAAGATCTGTTCACTGAGTCTTACATCGAAGTTCCGGAAAGTAAGGTTGACCTAGTTGATGAACTTGCTGACACAGTTGAAGAGTTGGAAGAAAAACTGAATGCTCAAACTGGTCAAGCAATTGCAATGGCTGAAGAACTTGAAAGCTATAAACGTGATGCAATCATTCGTGAAGCATCAGGTGACTTAGCAGAAACTCAAGTTGAGAAGTTAAAATCCTTAGTTGAAGATATTGACTTTGACGATGCAGAAACTTTTGCTAAGAAAGTTGCTACTGTCAAAGAATCATATTTCAGCAAAACAAAAACTGAGTCTGCTGACTTTGATACAGAAGAAGAAAGCGATGATATCGTAGAAACTTCTGGTTCAATGAATCAGTACCTCGCCGCCCTTAGAAAAACCCAATAATTAGGAGTTAAAGAAATGCATAACGTAATTTCTTATGATAACCTTATCGAAAAGTGGGCTCCGGTTCTGAATGAAGAGTCCGCCGGCACAATTACCGATAAACACCGTAGAGCAGTAACAGCTGCTATCCTCGAAAACCAAGAACAAGCTCTTCGTGAAGAAGGCATGTTGATGGAAGCTGCTCCTGGCAACAACACATCATCTGCTTCTAACTGGAATCCAGTTCTTATTGCACTGGTTCGCCGTGCAATGCCAAACCTGATGGCCTATGACATCTGTGGCGTTCAGCCAATGTCTGGTCCAACTGGCCTCATCTTCGCGATGAAGTCACGTTATGGTGCTGGTGCAACTGGTTCAACCGAAGCACTGTTCAACGAAGCAAACACCGCATTCAGTGGTGACTCATCTGTAACACAGTCTGGCGGACCATCTGGTCTGTCTGGTCTTACCGATTCAAACAGCGACAGCTCAATTGATAACGATCGTGTAGGTCCAAGTGTTGCTGGTGGTATGCCAACAGACGATGCTGAATCACTTGGTTCAACTGGTGGTTCTTCATTTGGCGAAATGGGCTTCACCATTGAGAAAGCAACAGTCACTGCTAAGTCACGTGCGCTGAAAGCTGAATACTCATTGGAACTGGCTCAGGATCTTAAAGCTATTCATGGCTTGGATGCTGAAACTGAATTGGCTAACATTCTTTCTACTGAAATTCTTGCGGAAATCAACCGTGAAGTTATCCGTACAATGAATGCACAAGCTAAGACAGGTGCTCTGCAGTCTAACACTGCTATCAATGGTATCTTCAACGTTCAAACAGATGCCGATGGTCGTTGGTCAGTAGAAAAGTTCAAAGGTCTGATTCTTCAGGTTGAACGTGAAGCTAACGTAATTGCTAAAGAAACACGCCGTGGTAAAGGTAACTTCATGGTATGTTCTTCAGACGTTGCTTCTGCTCTTGCCGCTTCTGGCATGCTGGACTATGCTCCTGCAATGGCAACTAACTTGAACGTAGATGACACAGGCAACACTTTTGCTGGTGTACTGAACGGTCGCATGCGTGTCTATATTGACCCATATGCATCTGCTGACTACATCAACGTAGGTTACAAAGGTACTAACCCATACGATGCCGGTCTGTTCTATTGCCCATACGTTCCATTAACAATGGTACGTGCAGTTGGTGAAGATACATTCCAGCCTAAGATTGGATTTAAGACACGCTACGGCATGGCTTCAAACCCATTCGTTGGTTCAACACCTGCAAACGGTCTTGCTTCTAATAAGACCAACCAGTATTATCGCATCTTCCGGGTAGACAATATCCTCGGTGCATAATCCATAATAATAAAAAAATAATGAACTGGAGCAGCTTCGGCTGCTCCTTTTTTTATATAAATTTGTATAAATAGTATCATGGCAGAGTTAACTGATAATTTTAATTACCTTCAACCAACATCATTCAAATTGACTGTTGATAGACAGAACTATCCTAATTTAGAATTTTTCTGTCAGACTTTCATTCATCCAGGTATGATAATGAATGCGGTTGAAGTATCATATAAAAAGATTACTGGTATACCTTTTACCGGTGATAAACTTACGTTCAATGAATTACAAGCAAATATTCTTCTCGATGAGGATATGAAATCTTATGATGAAATGTATTCATGGATGAGAAGAAATCTTGATATCGTAAATCAAACTCCAATGACAAGAGCAAGAGATTATCCACCTGCCGTTTCGGATATGACACTGACAATATTATCAAGTCATAATAATAAGACTAGACAAGTGCGATACATTGATTGTGTGCCTACTGCATTAACTGATATACAATTTGAATCTACTGCTGGTGGTGGAACATTTATATTTTTTGGTGCAAGTTTTAGATTTTCTTATTTTGAATTAGTTGGTGCTTCTTATACGTCAAACGTAGATGGATCACCAAGTATTACTGTAACTACCAATTTAGCAGGATAATATATAATAAAGTAAAACACAATATGATGATTAGGTTATGAAATGGATTTGAAAACAATACTAGATGAATGGACTATAGACAGCAAGATTGATTCTATGGATCTTGCAGAAGTTTCTAAAAAATCTCCTTACTTACATTCGAAATACTTAGAAAAGTTGGCTAATGCTAAACTTTTACTCAAACGCGCTGAGTTTTCTCAAAAGACTTTACTCAAACAAAAGTGGTTGTGGTATAACGGTAAGATGGATCATGAAACTGTTTTAGATCATGGGTGGGATCCTGATCCATTTAATGGATTAAAAGTGTTAAAAGGTGAAATGGAATACTACTATGATGCAGATCCAGAAATACAGAAGTCCGAAGAAAAAATTCAGTACTATAAAACTTTAGTCGAAACTCTCAATGATATTGTTTCTAATATTAATTGGCGACATCAAACAATTGCAAATATGATTAAATGGAAACAATTCGAATCAGGAAATTAAATCACTCTAATCTTCATATAGATTGCGATCGTGGTGTAAGTGAAGAACTAAATGAGTTTTTCTCATTTTATGTTCCAGGATATAAATTTATGCCAGCGTACCGTAATAAGATATGGGACGGAAAGATTAGATTATTTAACAGAAATACTCAACAATTACCTGCTGGGTTAATTCACCATGTAGTTCAATTCGCACGTGGTCGTGGTTATATGGTGGATTCTCTTGAATCTGAATATGGTTTACCATATGAAAAAGAAAATGTGAATGAAGAACAACTGAAGTTATTCATAAAAAACCTTAAACTTCCATTTGAAATTCGTGACTATCAATTAGATGCGATTCAAAAGGGGTTAGAGAGAAAAAGAGGAATACTTTTATCTCCAACTGGATCTGGTAAATCTTTAATCATATATGTTTTATTATCATACTATTTGGGTCATATATCTCCCATAACTGATAAAAAAGTATTAGTCATCGTACCTACAACTTCTTTAGTAGAACAAATGCTGACTGACTTTGTTTCTTATGGTATGCCAGAAAATATCGCTCATAAAATTTATTCTGGAAAGGATAAAGA